TAGTCCACGGTGAAGTATCTTTGCAAGCCGAATGGACACTTAACGGTGGTGCTAAGATACAGAACAGTGGTCAGGCTGTAGTGCAGGCGGGTGGTGTAGGCGGGATAGAGACAACCGTTGCACCTGTGAATATCCCCACCCCCATGACGATGTTTATGGTGGGAAAGGCTGATTTGTTAAGTACTGGGACCTTCGTGAATGCGCGAGATAACAGTGCTGCGGGGCCATTTATCCAAGCATTCGATCCTAGCTCATTCAGATTCAACGCAGGGGCGAATATAGACCGCCCGTCAGACACAGACCTCCATCTCCACACCGTCAGACACAATGGCGATGCAACTACAAGCTATCAAATAGACTCAGGCACACCCGTAGTCGGCAATGCAGGCGCAGAGGCTTACAACTTCGGCACGTTTTTCACTAACGTAGCAGGCACAGGCAACTACCTAACAGGCTCAATGGGTAGATTCCTATTGTTTGATTCTGCCTTAACAGATGCACAAGTTACTTTACTCCGCACACATTTAGAGAATGAATATGTAGAGGGGAATGTACTAAATTCTCCTGTAGACAATACTAGTCCTTTAGTGACTGCAATTAGTCTAGAACAACTTGCTGGTACTATCCCCACACCTACAGGGAGTTTAATAGATGTTAAGAAGTCTACCCTATTAGCACTTGGATACACTGGATCAGTAGCTGATATGGAATATCAGTACTTGGTTGATATGGGATACACTGGTGGGTTGCAAGATATGCTAGAGCAGTACTGGGCGTAATGGCTAAAGTAACTAAAGATGAGATTAGAGAAGCTGCTGAAGCAGATTTAATCACATTCATTAAATTAGTAGCCCCCCAAAGATTACTGGGGAATATTCATTCTGAATTAGTGGAGTGGTGGAATAGGTCAGATGCTAAGACACATCAACTGACCCTACTCCCAAGGGGACATCAGAAGAGTAACATGATTGCGTATAGGGTAGCATGGTGGATTACTAAGAATCCAGAGGTTACTATCCTATACATAAGCTCCACAGCAAACCTCGCTGAGAAGCAACTGAAGGCCATACAGGACGTTTTAACATGCTCAGTTTACACTAGGTACTGGCCTGAGATGGTGAACCCCCAAGAGGGTCGTAGAGAGAAGTGGACAGCGGGGGAGATATCAGTAGATCACCCTAAGAGGAAGTTAGAGGGTGTTCGTGATCCTACTGTCTTTACTGCTGGATTGACTACAAGTATCACAGGCTTACACTGTGACATAGCAGTACTTGATGATGTGATCGTACAAGAGAACGCCTACACAGAAGACGGACGTAATAAGGTACGGACTCAATACAGTTTGCTTTCGTCTATTGAGAACCCCGGAGCACAGGAGTGGGTAGTGGGTACTAGGTATCATCCAAGGGATTTGTACAATGATCTCCAAGAGATGCAAGAGGATACCTATGATGATGATGGAGAGTTGCTTGGCAGTGATAACATTTATGAACTCTTTGAAAGAGTAGTAGAAGATCAGGGTGATGGTAGGGGACAGTTCCTTTGGCCTAAGATGCGGAGAGCAGATGGTAAGTGGTTTGGGTTTGATGTTGCTATCCTTGCTAAGAAGCGTGGGCAGTACTTGGATAAGACACAATTTTATGCACAGTACTACAATAACCCCAATGACCCTACAGGGTCTGGGATATCTGCCAACAAGTTTCAATACTATGATCGTAAGCACCTTATACAGAATGAGGGTGCATGGTACTACAAAGATAGAAAGTTAAATCTGTTTGCTGCTATCGACTTTGCATTCAGTCTTAAGAAGCTGGCAGACTTTACTGCCATTGTGGTAGTAGGGTTAGACTTCGAAGGTAACATCTATGTAGTAGATGTAGAACGATTCAAGACTGATAGAATTAAAGACTACTTTGAAAAGATTATGCAAGCCAATGTCAAGTGGGGCTTTAGAAAGATTAGAGCAGAAGTAACAGTAGCACAACAAGCTATTGTAAGAGAGTTACGGGAACAGATTAAACAGTTTGGTCTTGCATTATCAGTAGAGGAGCATCGTCCTAGCCGCCATGAAGGAACTAAAGAGGAGCGTATCGCTGCTGTGCTTGAACCTCGTTATGATAATATGGCTATGTGGCATTATCGTGGTGGACATTGCCAGACTCTTGAAGAAGAGTTGGTTGCATCTCATCCACCGCATGATGACATTAAAGATGCCCTAACATCTGCCATAGAGATTTCAATTCCACCAAAGAGAATGGGTTATATGAAGACAGCACACAACAATGTAATTAGTCATAGCCGCTTCGGCGGTGTATCTTACCGCTAATGAGTAAAGTACAAGAGCTAAGAGACATCCTGACTCCTGAGATATTGGCTGCTGATATAGTATCTAAGTATAGCCAATGGAAGATACAACGAGATGTTAAAGAAGAGGAATGGAAAGAACTTCGTAACTATGTATTTGCGACAGATACATCTACGACATCTAACCGTACACTTCCTTGGAAGAACTCTACTACAACTCCCAAGCTGGCACAGATACGTGACAATCTCCATGCTAACTACATGGCTGCTTTATTTTCTAATCCTGATTGGATGAAGTGGGAAGGTGATAACCAAGACGACAACATCAGGACAAAGAGAGAAGGCATAGAAGCCTACATGAAGAATAAGGTTAAGGCTTCTGGTTTTGAGTTGACTATAGCTAGGTTGCTTTATGACTTTATTGACTATGGTAATGTATTTGGTGAAGTGATCTTTGTTAATGAAGAGACTACAGATACTATTACAGGGGAAACTATTAAGGGGTATGTTGGCCCTAAGCTAATTCGTACTTCTCCATTTGATATTGTATTTAACCCCACTGCAATGAGCTTTCAACAGAGTCCTAAGATTGTACGGTACGTAAAGTCCATTGGGGAATTAGAGCAAGAACTTCAAGAACGTCCTGACCTTGCTTATGATGAAGGGATTATCCAAAAGATAAAAGATGTTCGTACTTCTATTCATGAGTTTCGTGATGGAGATTTGGATAAAGCAGAGGGCTACTTGCTTGATGGGTTTGGTAGCATGAAAGAATATTATGCTTCAGGCTATGTAGAGATACTTGAGTTTGAAGGTGACATCTATGATGCAGCTAGTAAGACCTTTTACAAGAATCATTTAATTACTATTGTTGATCGTAAGTATGTAGCTCGTAAAATACAAAACCCTTCTTGGTTAGGTCATGGAGCTAGGGGGCATGTAGGTTGGAGAGAACGTCCAGACAACTTGTACGCTATGGGGCCATTAGAGAACTTGGTTGGTATGCAGTACCGTATAGACCACCTTGAGAACCTTAAGGCAGATGCACTAGACTTAACCATTCATCCACCTAAAGTAATTACTGGGGATGTAGAAGCATTCACTTGGGGGCCAGATGCAGAGATCCACATCTCTGATGGTGATGGTAGGGTAGAGTTGTTATCTCCTAATGTAGCAGCTTTTCAAGTTAACAATGAAATCGCCTACCTCATGAGCTTGATGGATGAAATGTCAGGTAGTCCTAGAGAAGCTATGGGTATTCGTACTCCGGGAGAGAAGACAGCCTTTGAAGTACAGCAGTTGCAAAATGCTGCTGGTAGAATCTTCCAAGATAAGATTGGTAAGTTTGAAAAAGAGTTTATTGAACCTATCCTTAACATTATGTTGGAGATTGGTCGTAGGAACTTAATAGGTGCTGATGTAGTACGTATCATGGATGATGAGTTAGGTATGGTAGACTTCCTCTCCGTCACTAAAGAAGATATTAAAGCTAGTGGTAGGTTGCGCCCTGTAGGGGCTAACCACTTTGCTGCACAAGCACAGTTGGTACAGAACTTAGCTGGTGTATTCGGAGGCCCGGTAGGGCAGATGATTGCCCCTCATGTATCAACTAAGAACTTAGCTAAGGCAGTTGAAGAACTGTTTGGTTGGGAGAAGTATGCAGTTATTCGTGAGAACGTTGCTATCTTTGAACAAGCAGAGTCGCAACAACTTATAAATAATTTGCAAGAGCAGATGCAAGTGGAACAACAAATACCAGTTGAACCGGGGCTTCCCCCCGAACAACCTCAGGAGGTGATCCAGTAGTGTCTAGGGCTATTTCAGTTCGTTGGACTAAGCACCTAAAGGACAGTGATAAAGTCAAACTGGAAGAACGACTCACTAATTGTGCAGACGTACTTTCTGTTCTTAAGAACATTCTTGAGGAAGACATTAGAACTGTAGATAAAGCTATAATGAGTAAAGACAACTACCAAATGGGAGCATGGGAGTTTTTCCAAGCAGACCAGATAGGTAGCAAGAGAACATTAATTAAACTATTAGAGTTAATCCCATGACTGACCAGTCAAGTATTTTTAAATCGGAGTCTACCCAGACCCCTGCTGCTACTGAGACAGCACAAGCTCAGGAACCTGTACAAACTGTAGATGCCTATGCAGACCTGCTGGCAACTATTAAGAGTGCAGATGGACGACAGAAGTATGCGGATGTAATGTCTGCTTTGAAGAGCTTACCACATGCTAATGACCACATTTCTAGGCTAGAAGCTGAGATGGAAGAGTTGCGAGGGGAAGTTGCTAAGAGGCAATCAGCAGAAGAAGTACTTCAACGTCTAGAAAGCAGGACGCAGGAACAACCAGAACAACCCTCTGGTAATGCTGTTGATCTAGCACAACTAGAACGGTTAGTAGATAGTAGACTAACTGCTCGACAAATGGCTGAGTTACAAGCAAGCAATCTTAAATCGGTTGTGAGCAAAGTAGCTGAAGTCTACGGTGACAAGGCTGAAGCAATGTTCTATACAACTGCTAAAGAGGCAGGCTTGACTATGGAACAGATTAATAATCTTGCAGCAACGGCACCAGCCGCTGTACTTAAACTGGTAGGGGTTCAAGGCAAGGGGTTTAATATTCCTGCTAAGACTACTAGTAGTTTTAATACAGAGGCAATGAATAACAATGGTCAAGTTCAACCATCTGCTAAGGTGCGCTATGGCGCTACCACTAAAGAGATGGTGACTGCTTGGCGAAATGCTAAACCAACTAATTAATAGAGGATACAAACATGGCTGGTCAAAATACTAGCAATAGTACTGCTTTCATTGAAGCGGAACAGTACTCCCAGTTTATTCTGGAAAACCTGCACGACGGTATGCTCCCCGATGGTTTGACACGAGATGTGTCTGACTTCGGTACTGGCACCACTCTGAACATCAAGACTGTTGGTACTCGTACCATTCAGGATGTACAGGAAGGTGTGGCAATGACTTTCAATCCTATTGACTCTGGTACAGTTACTCTGACTATCACTGATTATATCGGTGATGCTTGGTCAGTATCTGATGAGTTGCGTGAAGATGGTTCACAGATTGATCAGCTTTCTGCTGCATCAGCTATGGAATCTACTCGTGCTATTCAAGAGAACATTGAGACTAAGTTCCTGATTGCTTGTGCTAACGCACAAACTGCAAACTCACAGAACCTTGTGAATGGCTTTGCTCACCGTTTCTATGGTGGTGGTGCCTCCAAGCAAGTAGAACTGATGGACTTTGCTTACATGAAGCTGGCCTTTGATAAGGCTAACGTGCCTGTAGCTGGTCGTATTATGTTCGTAGATCCCATCGTGGAGATGACCCTGAACAGTTTGGTTGCTGTAACTAGCATTGCTAACAACCCAATGTTTGAAGGTCACTTGACTGAAGGTTTCTCTCGTGAACATAAGTTTATCAAGAACATCTTCGGCTTTGATATCTATACTTCTAACCGTCTGGCTCTGACTACTGGTGATCTTACCAACGTCACTGACCGTGATGGGGGTGCCGTAACTGGTGCTGCTGGTGAAGTACTGAGCATTGCTATGTGTGTTGCCGATGACAACTGCAAGCCGATTATGCGAGCATGGCGTCGTCAGCCTTCTGTAGAAGGATGGCGTGAGTCTGAAATGCGGGAAGATCGGTATCAAACTTCAGCACGATTTGGTTTCGGTGCGCAGCGTGTTGATACGCTGGGTGTTCTAATCACTTCTGCATCAGCCTACTAAGGAGATATACAATGACTATTGAAACTGCTGCTGTACGAGGCGTAGCCGTACATTATGGCCCCCGTGTTACCACTGGTAAATACGGTCGCTATGGTAATGAAACTGGTAGTGTAAAAACTGCCGAGTGGACTTTCAACTATGATGATCTGCCTGCATACGATACTGATATTCTAGGTGTTAGCATTCCTGCTTACGCCAAGATTGTATCTGCTCGTTTGGAAGTACTTACTGCATTCACTTCTACCTCTACTACTACAGACTTGCTGATTGGTTTGGAAAGTGCGGTAGGTGTTGCTATTGATGCAGATGGCCTCATCGCTGCTGCCCAAGCTACACAGACTGCCATTGGTACTCGTGGCTTGGGTGTTGTGGGTGCTGGTGCTCTGGTAGGTACTGGTATTGGTGCCGCTGCTGGTAAGCTGGTAGTTGCTCCATCAGTTGATGACTTGCTGACCGGCAAGGCCCGAGTGGTTGTGGAGTATATCGTAGAAAAAGTCGGTAACTAAGTTACCATCTGGACGGGGGAGCTTCGGTTCCCCTTGTCCTTTTAATTAGGAGATTAACTTGGCTATAGAACACGTGGATGCGCCAGATGGCGAGCGGCATGAACCTAAAGGATTAGCTGCTGCTACAACAGGCCAGATTTATGTGGCTCGTGGGGGGGATACTGGGGAATGGATGTTCTTGCCTGCTGGTTGGGGTAACTATAGTGATAATGCTACTGCCCAAACTTTTGATTCTACATCAGCAAAGCTAAGTATTAATGGTGCTGGTAGTACTACAGAACTTAATTACTTGCCTAGAGAAATTCGAGGTGTTGGCAACTTATGGAATACATCAACAAATAAAATTACTCCTATACGAATAGGTGATAGTTATAACCTGAGACTGACTTTGCCAGTAACAGCAAAATCTGGCACTCCTACCGTACTACAAGT